GTCTAGTATTAAACTCATAGCATCCTCACAGAATGACCCAGCGATAACCGCTTGGGATCGTTACGACTACACCGCTGTTCACCGTAATCGGGCCTACGCTCATAGCTGAAAATCCAGTCGGAAATGTGTAGTTGGTCGTAACAATCAAATTGTTCTGAACAAATACTTGATCTCCTCCACCACCAGTTGCTCCACCACTCAATGCAACTATTGCACTGCTGGCATTCTTGACATAAATAATCTTGTCAGCAACGTTTACAGCCAACTCACCAACAGTCATATTCGCAGCCAAAGGAACAGCCCCGGCTGTAGTCGAGTTGTAAGAAATTATCGGCGTGTATCCAGATTGTGGCATTTTATATTCCTAAATAATAACCCAACGTCCACCGCTTGGGATAGTCACCACAACACCGCCGGATAGGGTAATTGGGCCAGAACTCATAGCCGAATTGCCAGAAGCCAACGTGTAGCTGGTTCCTACCGTCTGGCTATTCACTACCAAGCCATTGCTGGCATTCATTACCTTTGCAGACAACTCACCCGTCGATGGCTTGTACAGGTAGTTGGCGTTGCTTGTGTAGAGGGTGGTCGCAGTGCCGCTAGTTGCATCAGCAAACAACGGGAAAACATTAGTTGCCGTAGCCGTGTCGTTGGAAACAGAAGCCCCGCCAACAGGATTCCAAGCAGGGCTTGCTCCGCTATAGCCCTCGAACTGATTGGTAGTCGTGTTATACCGCAGCATCGCAGTAGCAGGGGTCGGACGCTCTGCCGTGGTTCCCTTGCTCATCAGCACGGCACCAGTAGACGTAAAAGACGAGTCTGCCGAAGCCGTCATGGTCGTGAACGCTCCGGTGTTGGCTGTTGTAGCCCCTACCGTACCGTTTATGTTGATTGAAGCCGTTCCAGTCAGGTTTGTGACCGTTCCGCTGGACGGTGTACCTAACGCCCCACCGTTGACCACAAACGCCCCAGCAGAGCCTGTATTGACTCCCAGAGCCGTAACCACTCCGGTTCCAGTCGTTACCGTTGAGGGAGCCAACCCCGCCCCGCCGCCAACCATAAGTGCGCTGGCAACAAGCAGGGTAGATGTTGCCCAAGTCGATGTGCTGGTAAAGTAAGGCACCCCACCTGACGTACCCGCTACCGTAAAGGCAGGAGTCGTCGTCGGGTTTGCAACCGTGATAATGCCGCCAGTAAAGCCCACGGTAGTGACTGACCCAGAACCCTTATTGTTAAAGGTTGTCCAGTCCGTACTCGTCAGATACCCATTGACGGACGTTGTAGCGGCAGGCATCGAAATGGCTGGAGTAGCACCTCCAGAGGAGACTACCGGGGAAGTACCCGTCACACTAGTTACTGTACCAGTCGTTGGAGTCGTCCATGTCGGCGTGCCAGCACCGGCACTGGTCAATACCTGTCCATTTGTTCCTGCTGCCGTGTATGCAATTGCAGTCCCACTCCCGTAAGCAATTGAGCCTGCTATCGGGGTTGCGGTTCCGTTTGTCCCACCGTTTGCTATGGGAAGTGTTCCCGTAACTCCAGTCGTCAAAGGCAGGCCAGTTACGTTGGTCATCACTCCAGAGGCAGGAGTTCCTAAAGCCGGGGTCGTTAATACTGGGCTGGTTAGAGTCTTGTTTGTCAGCGTCTGTGTATCCGTCAACGTCACAACGGTTGAGTCTATCGAAATGGTTCCCGTAGACGTTATTGGCCCACCCGTAAGACCAGTACCAGTGGCTACAGATGTAACTCCACCGCCTGTGGCAATCGATCCCCAAGCATTGTTTGCGTAACCCTCAAAAACCGCTGATGTGGTGTTGTAACGAAGAGTGCCATTAGTGCTGGTTCCACGCTGTCCAGTAGTTCCAGCAGGAATAACAATACCTCCTGAGCCGGGAACGGTTGGATCGCTGGAAATTGCAATGACTGGCGAATTGACAAAGTTTCCATCCGTTATGTCAATCTGACTTGCCGTTCCAAGTATTGTTCTGGTTGCGATGGTTGAGGAACCGTTAAGAGCCAAGACTCCCGTCCCTGTCGCACCAGCTACAGCCAAAGCAACACCAGTCAGCGCAAACACAGGCGCACCAGCCACCCCATCACCATTGGTAACCGATAATCCAGCCGTGGATGAGGTCATGGTTCTTGCCGCAACCGCATTGCTTGCGGTCTTGGCAATAATGCCCGTTCCAGCCGCTTCTAGGCTTCCAGAGGCTGCGTTGAGGGTTACCTGTAGGGTTGACTGCGCCCCGCTATCTGTAAGCCCTACGCCCGTTCCACCAGACAACCTGCGGCTATTTGTCAGTGTAGGTTCTTGGTTCAGAGTCAGGAAAGTTTGCGTCTGAACCGGCGACCCAGCAAGAGCGGCTGTTGTTGTCTTGACAGTCACCCCATTCTGCACGACAGCAACTAATTCCGTCCCAGTGATAGACCCAGCAGAAGGCAGTTGAGTAATCGTTACATTAGCCATGTCATGGACTCAGGTTGTCAAGATTGCCGTTGTTCGATGGCGTATCTTGATTGTTTTCTGGGGATATCTCGTAATTTTGATACGGCCCAGTAATTAGAGCGTTTGGGTCAACAGCAACGCTGACATCTGGACGAGGAAATCGGATGGTAATGCGCTCCGTTGGCCTAGCTGGAAGACGGTACGGATCCTTCTCATCGGCACATCCCTGACCACAAACCTGCAATCCGGGTACGTTAGGGTCGCTCCTCATCTCTGCATGAGGTCTTTTCATGCGACAACGATCACATATTGCAATCGCAATCGTTGAATAGCCTCTTGTGTCCAGAAATCTTGGCATTATCGTGTGTAAACGCTGATATTTGGTGCGTAGTAGATAGGAGACTTGTCGCGCTCTTCCTGTTCCGCATCGTACAGGTATTTCGTCGCCTGACCCTCAAGATAAGTGATCCGATCTACCGCAATCCCCGGCATTTCCATGCTCATCTGGTGAGCCAGCATCGATTGAATCGCCAGAAACCACCGCTGTGGGATCTGCAACTCATCCTGCAGCGCACCTACGTCCTGAATCTGCCCTGAATACCAGACCGTCATCTGTACAAAGGGATCAGAAGGAACCGGCCACAGGTACATCGTTGGCTGAGGAATTGACCGATCAAACCAGAACTGAAACGGCTGGTTCGCAGTGAAGTTCTTGTTGGGTAGGTTGGTGTAGTCGTCCCTGTTTAGCCGGGACATGGTGATTTCTGTGCTGTTGTTCCCAACGTAAAACTCACGCAACGCCAAAGTTGAGCCACCAGAAATTCTTACACGGTAATACTGGACGCTCTGACCGGGGTCGATGTCGTACCACAGCCACTGATTATCAGTAACGGTAACAGTCCCAATATTGTAAAGAGTAATCCAAGTAGCCCCATCAGTGGAGTATTCAAGCGTCAAAGTCCAAGACGCAGATCCCTGATTTACAACATAAGGCAGAACGCCTATGGATCCGGCATAGACTGGATTGTCAGTCCCATAATCAACGGAAATATTTCCATTTGCAGACGTTTGCTGGCAAACAGTGTCAACATCATTGTCATACACATTTGCCACTACACCACCGGCTGAGGTGGAGTATGAACCGCTAGGACGACTCAGTGTCCTGTATAGCGCGTTCAGAACATCAATAGCACCCACCGGAAGGCTGTAGATGTACTTGTTGGCCGTCATACCAATGACAACTTTGGTTATCGCCCAATACTGAATGCCACGGTTGGCAAGATTGGACAGCAGATAGAACAGACTCTCCCGTGCAGAGAGTTGCTGCTCAGACGTTAGTTCTTCAGCCAGCTTCCCACAACGCCGCGCACCATGATCAATCAGCGTTTGAACATTGATTACGGTTTGGCCGACAGTCCCAGATGTAGACATTTATTGATTCCCTTTACCAACCCGGACAATCCCAACGTCTAAGAGAGGCTTTTGCCCTCGGTGCGTCACCAGATGCGTGCTTCACTACCCCAGACATCCGGGCGCAGAAAGAATCCTTGCGAGATCCACCTTGCGGCTGTGGTGCCTTTAGGTTGCTTCCAGTCTCACGATTATACTTGTCGCGGCCCTTCTGAGTAAGCCCCGCTCCACGCTCAACAGACAGCTTCTCGCCCCGTCCTACAGCTAGGCTAGGGCCACCCTCTTTCAATTTCTTGGCTAGGAATAGCTTATCAACCATCTCCAAACGCTGAGGCTTGGTTGTGACGTTGTTGATAATACTTATCCGTTCTGGCTTCTTTTTGTCTGCCTCATAAAAGCCAGCTTTCTTCAAAGATTTTGCTACTGACGTATTATTTTTTGTCATGGTCAAAACCTATATTTGGCTGTTTTCTTGGCAATGGCTTTAGGTTGCGCTACAAACTGCTTCCCAGCCGCTTTACCTTCTCGCTTCGCCTTTGTAGTTGCCGCGTAT